ATAGCAAATCCCTTTTGCCAATCATGATGTTGAGTATACTTCATTCCTGGACCTTTTTCGTCACACATGTGACCAATCTCATATCCTCTAAGAGTTTCGCCTTTTCCGCTATTTCTAAGTTCATAGGTTACCATATGAGAAGCAATTCTATGAGAATGTCCTCTAATTAATGAAACCTGCATATCTTCCATATCTTTTCTTACTGCTCCAGTTGCTGATATTGAAAGTCCGTGGTGAACATGGATATCTCCAAATCGTTTCTTAGGCAAACTATCATAATATATATAATCGTATCCTAAAGAATCTAAACTCCATAAAGCTTCTGGGGTTACGTGCTTTGCATACTCTGGAATCTTTTTATCTAGGTAATCAAATATTCTTATATCGTGATTTCCTAGAGCAGAAAACAGTTGAGCCTTCGGAAGCATTTTCCTTGTCCTAGCATAAAATTCTCTAGCACCGCTTGCTTCAATTTTCATATCTTTTAACATTAACTCTAGGTCATTAGTTACATCATCGTTCTTGTATGCCTTTAAAAATTCTGTTGGTTTACCATCAGTATATTTGCTGTAGCATGCCTGATCATCTGTATCTCCAAGATAATCTACAACGTCTGGCTTAAACCATTTCATTACTTTAAACCAAAGCTCAATCATTTTATCATCTTGGTACGGGAATTGCTGATCTGATGAGAGCATCCATTTTAAATCATTTGACATTCTTTGTTCCTTAAATTAAAAAAGTCACGGTTTCGTGACTTTGCATACCACATGGAATTGTAGCATATTGTTAAATATCGTCAAGTATTAAATGTCTTTTAGTTGTGCTGCAATCCAGTTTATTTTAATAGATCCAGCGTATGCAAGACTTGTTGTCACATAAATCTTGCCACTTAAAGTATTTGGTGAAACTACTGCTGCTACTGAAACCGTTCCCATTTTTGAAGTTAAAGCTTCTCCAACAGAGGCAGTAAATGATATATCAACAGCGGGGCTAAATGAAGAGCTAAATGTAACTGCATAAGCAGCTGACGGAACATTTGCCTTGCCACTCAATGGGACTGTTTCTGTGTTTGAGTCTACAATAGCAACCCTATTTGTTCCGCTAGAGTCTTTTGTAGCATTTAGTAATGACTTTGATGTATTAAATACATTTGTTAGATTAGTTTGTAATTGATTTAAATCGTTTGGATCTAGTGGGGCACCTTCGTTAAAAGTTACCGATTTCCATGTCTCTGCCATTATAAGCTTTCTCCTAGATCATGAGCATTTGATTCCGCTTCGCTTACCTCTATGGTTTTTGATCTATCTAAACCGTATTTGTTAAACGAGTCTGGGTCTACAATATGCCTCTTTTTATTTTGAGATATTAAATACATTTTACCATCTGCTATGTTTTTTATCAAGGCGCCATCCCTAAACCCCAGCTTTCCAGCTAGCTTAATTAATGATAGAGATTCCTCTGTTGCATTCACTGTTGTGAATGCCCAAGACTTAGAAGCCCTATCAGAAATCAACTTGTACCTCTTATTGTCTTTAATCCAGTAAGTGGCCTTGTCTGTCTTAACCGCAATCCCAGAAGGGAAATTAGTTGGAGAGGTTACTAAGTGAGTCTGAGTACTCTTGAATAGATTTTTCATGCTCCTGCTTTTCATTAATAAGTTGAGTAATTTCTGCCCGTAATACTGCAATCTGAGTTTCATAATTAGATACAAGTTCTCCTATACGCTGTTGCAGGGCTGTTATTACTAATTCTGCCTTTTCCAATTTATCTCTATTCTGTTAGGGCGTTGACCGCTGTTAGTTCTACTTCAAGGGCTGCTATCTGATCTTCTGCCTCATCTATCTGTGCATTAAAATTGCTTAATGCGCTTGCTGATGGAGATACTCTAGCATTTTCCTGAATAATATCAATTTCTAAATTATATTTTGTATAATTTAAATTTTTGATATGCGAAGATATAATCTGAGCCTTTTCTTCTTTTGTTAAGTTAATAGTCATTTTTCCTCCTTTTGTATTATAGCATTTAAATTCATGCTGGCAAGTTAGATTTTAAAGACTCTAGAGTAGAAATTTGTAAATTATAGTCTCCAATTATTCTAACAATATTTGAATAAATTTCATTATCCGTGCTTGATATTGTTTCTAGTTCTACTTTTCTAATTTCGTGACTGTATTGTTCGGCTTTTAATTCCATAATATGGGCATTAATTATTGCTATTTTTTGTTCATTATTTAAATCAGGGCTTGTCATTAATTTACCTTTCTTATATTTGTTCTATTATATCATTTTTAAATAACCTGTAAAGGTCATTTTATACGCTAGCCGAGAATCCTGAAGAATATGTCTGACCATTAGTTCCTAATATTGTTGCTTGATAACTTCCCCATCTACCAGATGTAGTTGTTGGAGTATCTCCATCTGTTGTTCCTATTCTGTAATTATACTGGGTGCCTCCAACGTTTCTAGTTCCTGTTGTGTATGATCTAGTTCCGCTGGCAATAATGGTTCCACTAGAGCTTCCAGAACGAATTCTCCATGGGTAGCTAGGGTTTCCAGAAGTACTTCCACTCCAAAAAGCGTTGTTCCATCCCCAGTTAAATGTTGATCCTGATCTAGCAAATGCTGGTGGGTTAGTACTTAACGATATAGATGGAGTAACAAAAGAAGATGCTGTATTAAACCCAACGCTAGCCTGAGCCGAGTTTCCAGTACTAGATGTTACCGTTACTGTAATATTATAAAAAGTACTTGAAGATAAACCACTTAAAACTACTGATTTAGAAGTGGTACCAGTTAAAAATGTTGGGCCTCCGCTTATGCTGTATGACGATTGATTTGTAGAAGACCAAGAAATTGTTGCACTAGTAGTACCTATTGAGGTTGCGTTAAGTCCAGATATGGTAGGAATAATTGGAGCTTGAGTAACAGTAAACTGATATCCAGCGCTCCAAGCGCTTGCTAATGCTGAAGGGCCCACGCTTGTTTCACCAACTGAAGCAACGGATCTAACATATGCATACCAAGCAGTGCTAGGGGAAGTAGGTCCAGTATTATCAGTTAATGGATTTGATGATCCAGAAGCATCTGGTGTCACTGCAAATGTTGGTGCAACTCCAGTAGTCCAGTACATTTGATAAAAAGGACCAGACCCTCCAGTAAAGTAAACTGACACTGGTTGTCCACTAGAATCACCAGCAGTTACATTATAAATAGATGGTGCTGTTAAGACATTTTGAATTGATACTGATGCTGTATTGAATGAATAATTTGGTATTGTTTCTACATAGGCGGTGTAGTTTCCAGTTGAGTTATAAGTATTTGATAAACTATACGTTGGCTTGTTGGTTCCATATGACGGGTAAATCCAACCACTATTATTTCCGTCTCCATAAACAACTCTATATGCATATGGATAAGTATTTAATCCTGAAGGATAGCTCTGAATTATTCCCGAAAACGTTACGGATGTTCCTGGGCCTCCAGATGTTGGTGTAGCGGTAATAGTACCCAAAGAAGTTGGGTCAATATCCCACCAGTCAAATGAGAAGCTAGTGGAAACTGTATCTCCAGGAGACCAGTAATATCTAGTTCCTCCTATTACTGCACTTATTTCATACTCCCATGTCCATCTTGAAATTCCACCGTCATATGTTGAACCATTAAATATTTCTGGTATTGAAAAGATATCATATACGAAAGCATCCCCTCCAGATATTGTAACATTGCTTATTCCTCCAACATTATTATAATTTGATTCGTACACAAGCCATGCTGCAGATGCTGTTGTTGCCGATTCGCTATCTGGGCTCCAATAAGCTCCAGTTTGATTATTTAATACTCTATATCTTACTCTAAATGTTGTTGAGGAGTTTACCCCAGAAACCTTCCATGATAGTCTTGTTGATGTTGCTGTTACTAAATTGCCTCTATTGTTAAATCCATTGTTTCCATTTGAATCCGTAAATGTAACATTTGATATACCTATTTGTTGACCTACTGTAGCTGTTTGAGCACTAGTGGACATAGTTTCTCCACCAGTATTTTTAGCAGTTACGTCTACTCTTATTGTATGATTTATGTCTGCAGGTTGTACGATATACGTAGGAGAATTTGACCCGATGTTATCCCCCGTGTCTCCCCAGTACCACCTGTAAGAAAAAGTAGTTGGCGATGTGTCTCCATTATTTGTTGTTGTATTTTTCCAATATGTTCCAACTGTTGTTTGTGCCGTTAATGTTGAATTAACAGCTGGAGCTCCACTAATTACTGGTATCGTTAGGGCTACTGGTGCATACTTTGTTATTAAAACTGAATCTGAAAATGCTATTGCGTCTCCGCTTAAATTTGTTGCGGTAACTCTAAGTCTAACCCACCTTCCGTCTACTGCGTCGGTTGTTGTGTATGTTGATGAGGTCTCGCCAGGAGTTTGTGATGATCCAAATATTCCTTCTACCCCATTAGTATTTGATGCGCTTTGCCATTGTCTAGCATAAGAGTTAGTACCATTGGGTGCGGTCCAAGTTCCAATAGTTCCGCTTAGTGTGCCATAAAGCTTTGTGCTTCCGCTAATTGCTGGTGGCACTGTGTTTGCTGGCACAGAAACTCTGGCAAAAACTTTTGTCCATGCGTTAGATGCGGTTTTAACCCACACGCTAATAATTTCAGTCCAAGAAGAAGATCCAGTTTTATTAAAAATAGAATTGATTTTTGTCCAGGTAGAGCTCCCAGTTTTATTCCATACAGTCATATATCAACTTGTACTAAAGTACAAGTCTCCAACTCTACCACTAGGAACTTCTGCATGAATTGCGCTGGACGTTCCAGAGCTACCGTACAGTAAGGCTCTTCCGCTCATTAGTTTTCCAACTATGTCATGATAAACTGTTCTATAAAATGGAGCGTTACCTCTCTGGGTAGAATTTAAAGGAAAGTCGTCTATTCCAGATAAATGAAATCCTCTCTCCCAGCCTTCTGCGTTGTTTGATGTCACAGTTCTAATCTGTAGGTCGCCTTGTGCATTTCCCTGGCCCAAGATAACAGACCCGTCATTTGCGAGATAAAAAAATCCTTCATTACTAACTGTCATGCTTATTCCACCTGTTGTTACAGCTAAAAATGGGGCATCGAAATAAAATCCAGATGTATGAGTTATATACCCACTATCTATAGTTAAAATTCCCGTGTAACCTCCTGGTGAAGTTCCGCTAGATTTTATAACAGACGATTCGATTCTAGCACCAGTAATAGTAGATCCTGCTGTGATATCACCAGATAAAGATATATTTCCATTTGATGTTGTTAATGTAAATTTATTGCTTGGGGACCCACCATTATAATGTGTGATTGAATCTGGTGCTAGTCGTATGTGTCCCCCAGAAGCAGGACCTAGATAAATAGATGGATCTGCTCCGCTGTTTATTTTAAGGGTGCCTGTTGAGTTTTGAAGATATGATGCTGCTAGTTGCCATCCGCCAATTTCTCCAAATGTAGCTGTCAAGTATCCGCTTTTGCTTACTGCAAACGGAGCACTGAGGAAGTTAGAGTTTCCGAGCCAAATTCCTGTAGACGGGTCTGCTTTAAATATATCGTTACCAGAACCTATATCAAGAGTTCCAGTAAATGTTCCAGATCCTTTAATTGCCAGAGTTCCAGCAGTTCCACTTGTTATGTATTCTAATAGCTTTGTTGTGCCATCAGTTCCATAAATAATAAATGGAGAAGAGCTTCCTGATATAACAACTCTTTGTCCTCCGCTAACGCCTGCTGTAATTGAGGCGTCTGCTGTTAATATACCTGTACTAATTTCACTTGCTGGTAGTTTAGATACGCTTACTGGATTATTAGATGCAGAGACTGGCTGTCCATTTGCTGTGCCGATTGCATTTACCGTATCCATTTTTACATAATATGGCGTACTGTATTGTAGTGTGTCTCCAGATGATTTATCAATTACTGTTCCTACGCCAATTGAAGCTCTGTTTGATCCGTTTGCAAAGTTTAAAGTGTGTACCCAGTTATTATCTGATGGAGTAAATGTTGGAGAAGTCCCAATAAATATTTTTGCTCCAGCAAATGATCCTGCTGTAAAATCTACAGCACCGCCTTCACCATCATTTTTCTTTCCGTCCCATTCAACAATTACTGAGGCTAGTCCAGATTTTACTGATGGTACTGTAGGGTTTTCTGGATTTAAAATGCTTTGACCAGACTTAACAACTAAAACGCTTTGGGCATCGCTTACTGCTGACTTGTTTCCATAATTTGAAATTGCATACAATGCAACAGCGTATTGTCCACTTGGAGCTACAATTGTTTGTGTGCCAGCAGTTTTAAAGCTACCCGCTGGTTTTGTTCCATCGAACGGAGCTCCGTCTACAAATATATCAACTCTATCAATATCTGTAACTGGCTTCCCAGATTTATCATTTCCATTCCATGTAATTTTAATAAATCCATCTCCGCCAACAACATCTGTTAGAGATAGGTTTGGGCTTCCAGGCAAAGTTTCTCCTGGCGTTGTTAGTAGTTTGGATACCGACCACAAGCCGTAGCTGCCGTCTTGATATTTCCACCTAAACTGTATTGGGTAGTTTTCATTTAGCTCAAGATCTGTTACAGTTACAATAAAATAATTTCCGTTTTCTACAGCAACGGAATTATCTTTTAACAGATCCTCATAGGCCATATTAGATATTCCAGTCCAAATCTATTTTATACTCAATATCTAAAGATCTTCCAGCAATTTTTTTAATTCCATAAAAGCTTCCAGTTCCAGAAACAGCACCAGAGTTTGCTAATGATAGCGTCACAATGTTATCTACAATTGAAGTGATTAGTGCTCCTGATGCGATTCCAGTACCAGCAACTAGCTGTCCTATAAATAATTCTTTAGTAGACCCAACAGTAATTGTGCTTTGACCACTTGTTCCAGATACGCTAGTATTTGTTACAACTCTTGATCTACTAATTAGTCCGAATATTGGATCAAAAGTATCTTCGTCATTAATTCTTAATCCGTCAAATCCAACATAAGTGGTTTCAGATCCAGATGGAGTTATGATTATTCCAATTTTATTAATTCCAGATTTATCTGGTGACACGGATGTTGCACCATTAAATACATCTGACATTGGTATGTCTGCAGTCAACTTATTTCCAGTTCCAGCAGACGGAGTTATTGTTGTTTCAAAATACTGTGTATTTGAGCTGTAAAATCTAATTTTAATTGAAGATAAATTGTTATCTTGTTTAAAATATGCTAACTTTATTGTATCGTTAATGCTATATCCAGATAGGTCAAGGTTTCCAATATCGTATTTATATTCATTTGCAGCATTACCATTGGACTGCATTATTAAAATATTGTTTCCAATTCTTACGTTGTTTGTTAGATAGTCAGCCTTGAATCCTTCTGCATCCGTCCAGTCTGTGTATGTTCCAAAATCTGTTATAAACTTGCTATCAAAATTATTAATTGATGATCTTGTAGATGGATATATACCAATTTCATTAATATGTCCTTCCACGTCTTGTGGAACTGTTGCTTTAAATATCACTGAATACGTGCTATTACCAGAAGATGTTTGAATATCTACTGTGCCAAATGAAACTGGAACTCTGTAGAACTCAAATCCGAGTCTTGTGTCGTTTTCAGACTCAGCAGATAGATCAATTCCTATTGCTATGTCCTTGTTTAAGTTAGGCACATTGCCAGCAATTTGATTTGTTAAAAATCTTTTTCCAAATTTTGTTATCATAAGTCTCCTATTATATTGGGGTAGAGTATCCAGATCTATAAGTTGTTCCGTTTGTTCCAACTACTACTGTTCTTACTCTTAGCCACCTTGGTGAAGATGTGGCTGTTAAGTTACCGTCTCTGGAGCTAACCCTGTACGTTCTCATAACTCCATTTGTGCCTATTTGACGATTAGCAGAACTTGTATATGATATTGTACCACTGTTAAGCGCTGCTGCTGAAGATGAACTTGAAACACTAGCAATCCATTCATAAGATACCGAGGAGTAGGATCCTAGACCAGAAACATTGTTCCAGCCCCAAGACATACTTGTGCCATCTCTTTTAAATGTAACCTGCGGTATTCCTGGACTTGGAGTAACAAATTGAACAGACTGTGTGACAACTTTTTCTGTTGCTGGGTCGGCCTGAGAGACAACTGCTACAACTGTACTTGGATTAAATATTCTTGCATCAACTCCAGCAATATTTGTTGGATTATCGCTAGAGTTTCTTATTTTAATTAAAGCCCTAACCTTTTGTCTTTTGCTTATTGAGTCGTAGTATGGCTCATACACAACACTTTCAATATCTGCTAACGATGGTATATCTAACACTTCGTCTATTACTGTTGGAGGGCCCTGTATAATATCTACATTTTCAAGAGTATTTGGAGTAACAATAAATGCGTACGGGTTTGAATTTAAATATCTAGAATAATCTACTGAACCAGCTTTAACAGCTATATAGTCATTTGGATGCAAATGTATGGCGTCTGGGTGATCTGTTGGAAGTGCAATTACTGCTCCTCTTGTCAGGTCTTTAACATCTATTCTTTTTGAAGTAGTCATATTTTTATTATACCATTTAACTATAAAGTTCTACAGGTAATTTCAGTCTCCAATCCACCAGAATATGAGTGTGTTACATTTGTCACTATAAAATTTTCGGTTCCTGCTAAGCCATAGTAAGAGTATTTAATTCCAACTATGTCTCCTACAGATATAAGGGGGTTCCCAAATATTGACATTGTTACCAGCTTACCCTTATTTACAACATTGGTTTTAATCCATTCCGCCAGACTTTTTACGTCAGCCTCATTTTGAAGCCATGTAGATTGAAAAATTATTGGCTCTACTGTTGTGTATTCATTTAACCCTTCAGTTTTATATTCAAGGTCTCCAGAACTTCCAAGAGTATTTCCATATATATAAAGACTTGCCTCTAGGCCATTGGAGACTGGTATGCTGGTAGATGTGTTATTTAGTATGAAAGCCTGTGCTCCAAAGTTAGAAACCTTTTGACCAATAATATTGGCATATTTATTTATACCAGTACTCCATTTAATTGGGTAAGATGGTCTTGAGTCATACTTTATATCAACCTTTAATATTTCTCTTACAACCGTTCCAAATTCATCAAGGGCAGTTAATTTTTTATTTGCAAGGGATATTTCGTCTTGTGAATAATTTGACATGTATGACAAATCACCAAAAGAAGTGTTTACTAAATCGTTTCCAAATTGACCTTGATAAAAGTTTAAATCAAAAGCAGAGTCTGCATACTGGTAATCCTTAAGCTCATTACCATATACATAATCAAATGCCACTTCTCCTCTTCCGCACAATACCGCCACTCTATTTGTTGGGGCAAGTATAGATGTTTCTGGCAATGCAACTGCACCGCTTTGTCTTACAGTTGAATCTTGATAACTGATTTTATAACCATTAATATATGCATCTATATTAACAATTCTATTTTCTATTTTTACCTTAACATCAATATTGTAAATTCGTCCTCCGTATATTCCTTCTACGGTAGACTCTGTTCTTGTACCTATTTCCTTTAATGGCTTTACTTTATTTCCAACAAACTTAACAATTCTTACAGATTTTTTATCTAAGGCTGCCGACGAAGCTGTAGATTCAATAATAATATAATATCCCGTTTGACCTAGATTGTCTACAAAAAATCCAAGCCCTCCCATCTGCTTTGGATTATCAATCATGTTGTCTAGAACTAAGCTTGTCCCATAAGAAAAATAACCTACATTATATTCATTTCCATTTGTTTTAGAAATAGTTTTTGTTGATGGTACAACAATTGCTGGGAAAGCTCTGTGGGCTATCGCATACCTTTTTGCCAGATAGTCTTGCTCTGTAACAGAGAGAGCCATGTATGATTTTGCAACTTTGAAGTCTTTTGGCTTTGCAGATAATGTTTGTATAGATATTCCGTCAGTTGGCATTGTATAGTTTAATTGCTGTACTCCGTATCCCATGCTGGAGTTTAAATACGGTACTACTCTAAAATCATATATTCCACCCGCTATTAAATTATCAACAATAAATGGATCAGATGTTTTAGTTAACTCTACTTCTAAAGAGCTAGGGTCATCTATAAATGCTCCGTTAGAAGATATCTTTTTTTGTATATAAATTTTATAAGATGTTGGCTCAACAGAAAAATTATATGTGTCTACATTTATTTCTACTGAGGTGTACGATACTGGCTTTATTACTAAATTGGTAATAAAGGTTAAATTTGTATATGACCCTGATGTTGGGAATATGTCTCTAGGCATTTTGTGTCACCAGCGATCCCGTCCAAAAATAATCTGTGGATGGAACTCCACTAGCATTATGAGCTGCAGCAGTAGTTCCTAATGCTCCTCTTGTCTTAACTCTATATGCTCCATTTGGCTTAAAGTATATTTCAGAGTTTATTCCATAAGATCCAACCTTTGAAAAGTTTCTATATTTATTAACATCTGCGGAATTCTCTATCCAAATATTTATAAAATTTGACCCGTTATTTGCAACGTTTGTTTCTGTTAATGCATCATAAATTGTTGAAGGAGTTAAATTTTTTGGAACATACTGGTACCCTATTGCATCAAATTCTATAATTTCTGAGTCTATCATAAAATATCCATTAAAATTAAATCCAGATTGAAATTTGCTGTAGTTGTCTGGTGTAGACAGGTCTAGCAATATCTTGTTGCTTGAAGCAGTTAGAGTTTCTTTTAATCCACCTGCAATTAAATATGAAGTTGGTGCCTGCCACAATGGACCAGAACCTCCCATATAGCTTGATGATATTGGAGTTGACCAAAGAATCTTTACCTGATTTGCTGAGGCTATATCCTTTTGATTGAAGTCGACAATATTTGGCAAATTGCTTCCGCTTTGGTCGTAGAAAAAATTCCAGTTCTTATCAGTTCTTGAGTACATATAGTTTCTGCTATAGAATTGCAATATGTTATTTTCATCAATAACAGCATTCATTTGTATGTCTCTGCATAGCTCTTGAATATGCTCCCACACTGTTTTGCTGCCGTCTGTCCAGAAGTAATTAATAAGCGGGATTGATGAGTCTGTTTCTGATGTCAGGTTAAATGCATAGTTGGTAAAACCAACAGAGTCTAGCAATCTTCTTATTACTGCTGTTGCTGGGTAGTACTCACACAGGATGTCTGGCGCTATGGTTTCCATTAAATATTTTGTATTATCCAAAGCAGTTAATGTAGTTTCGCCATAATTGTCTATGTCCCAGCTATCTACATAATATTGACCCTGAAATATTTTGTCGTATTTTTCTGACCCGTCTGTGTATGTTCCGTTTAGATGATATATCTTAAAGTATGGATTTAACACAACATTTTTATATATATAAGAAAGAGAATTTGACATTGCTACATCTCTATTATATGAAACATACTCTGGTGACGACTGGTTATACTTTGCTAAATTTAAATTTAAAGAATTTGCAGTTACTTTTCCAACTGGAAGAATGTCTTCAGAAGATGCTGAAGATTCTTTATTTATTGTAAATGATACTACGTCTTCTGATATATCCTTTACCCATCTTGCTGAAATCTCTATGACTCCAATTATTTTTCCAGCACCTGCGCTTGGAGTTGTTAGTGTAATTGATTTAATTGAAATAGGAGAAGCAAATACGCTTGGCTCTGTGGAAGACCATGTAGATCCGTTATAATGCAATACAACATTACCGTCAGATGGAATACTTAATGCGCTTGCAATTGTTACTTGGGTGTTATCAGATTTTGTTATTACTAAAGTGTAGTTTGATGGCAAGGTATGATTTTTTTCAAACTTTAAAACAATTTTATTTGTAAGTGCATATTTAGTTCCAGATGTTGCATAGTTTACTGTTACGTTTGCCCCAGTGTTTATTGGAGTAACCCAATATTTATAAAATGTTTCTACGCCTGGATAGTATATTCTAGGTTGTGTCTCTGGATACTTAACTGATCTGTATGGTGAAAATGAATTTGTATATGTGTCGGCATCTGCTAGGATAAAATATTTTATTCCAGAGTTAATTGGCCTAAAAGGTTTTATTAAAGAATCGACTGGAAATAGTTTTTTATATGGGTTAGGTCTTCCCGATGGCCATGCTGGCTGATTTACCGAATTAACTATTTGACCAGTATACGATGAATCCGCAATATTATTAACAGCAGAAATGTTATCAAGCATATTGTTCATGTTATATTCAATGGTGCACCCAGCACTTATCTTAATACTGGTGTTGTTATAAAGAGTGTTTTTTAGATTAGTTGAAGCATTTATCATTTTATACCTGTACCATTGTTATTGATACATTCCAAAATGGCTGTGCGCCTCTTTTTAAAACTGTAAAGTTGCAATCGGAAAAGACTACTGTATAGGATTCGTAGTTTGCTGACTCCTGGTTGGTTCCGTCTTTTGCCAGGTTTACTCTAATATTAAAAGCTGACTGACCTTCTGCACTATTGTAAAATGTTCTTAGGTCTTCGGCTCCCCAAGCTCCATCTGCTGTAAACGTTCTATATGACGGAAGCATGTCCCAAGATAAGGTAAATGTCTTCTTGTCTGCAACAAAAAATTTTCTTAATGTTCCATTTGCCATTCTCTGTTGTTTTTCTATACGCTCACTGCTTATATCAAATTGAGATCTATTATGCTCTGATACTTTGTTATACTTTAATGAACCGTCTCCGCCATTAGCAGATGCATCGTAGCCTTGAATTTGAAGGATAGATCCTCTAGGCATTGTTACTATACTCATACAGTTCTACTCCTTCCAGAGGCTATTTCTCTCATTTTCATTTCTCTATGTATTGCTCTTGCTACATCATTTGCATCAAGATTTGATCCATTAAGTGTAACATTTATATTATACATTGATCCGCTACTTGTGACTGGGCCTCCGTTTGCATAAGGCATTCTTGTAACTGGTCCGCCCATTGAATATTTTTTACTATTAAATGCATGGAATGTTTCCATTCCGTATTTCTTAACAGAGTCTGCATTTATTACATATTCTCCATTTGAAAGCATTGCTGGGATCAAGTCAGATTTTCCGCTACCTGGTCCAGAAACAAAACCTCCAGATGCCATTTTAATTTCATCTGCTGTAACTAAACCAGAAGTGTTTGTAACCTTATAAGTTTTTCCTTTATAAGTGAAGGCATCATTTTTCTTAAGATTGTTTTCTTTTACAAGTTTTGCTAAATTGTCAGTATTTGCCCAGGTTGCTGGGTTCCACTTGTTGTATGATATATTGCCATAATCTTTTGTAATTGCTTTTCCAGTTACTCCCATTCCAGGATTTTTCATAAAAAAGTTTAGGAGAGCTGTATCTTTTGTAGATAATGTTTTATTTCCCCTAATTACTTCTGATAGTGCGTCTTGTCCTATACCAGCTATTCCGTACGACCCTTGCCTTAGACCATCTGCAAACGGTATTCTTGGTCCTGTTCCACCAATTGCATTTGCCTCATTAGTAAACCCAAGCTTTTTTAATTGAGTTTGAAGATTTGCTATTTCTTTATAATCAACACCACCATTTGCAGCATTTAATGTTGCAGTAACTAAATTATTTAATGTTGTTTGGAGTTCTGCGGCCTTCTTTAAGGAAACATCCGCAGCAGCTGTTGCCTTTTCTACAGCCTTTTGAGAACCCTCAAGCTTATTTTGTAAGCCCTCAATGATTAACTCTTGTGCCTTTACGTCTGCTTTTTCTTTATCTCTAATAGCATTAACTGCTAAATCTTTTTGTCTAGATGAGTTTAGTAGCTGTATATCTATTTGCGACTGAGCAGCGCCAGACATATCTCCAGCTGCAAGCTTTTCTTGATACTGTATTTGAAGCTTTTGGATTTGAAGATTATAATCTTCTGCATCATTTTGTCTGTTTAGGGCCTCTACCTTAGCATCAGCCTGTTCTTTTATCTGATCAATTATCTTTTGATGTTTTTTAATTTGATCGTCTAAGTTTTTCTGGATGTTCTGTTGTGCCTTTATTGATTTTTGTGACGTTCCAGCTTCAGTTAATCTCTTTATCTCATCAGATATTCCCTTATATTTTCCACCAATTAAATTTTGAGTTGCTAGGTTTACTGCTTTTACTGCAAGACTAGCCATAGTTGAATCCATTGATTTTAAGTCAAGATCTATTCCGCTTAAATACAATTTCATTTTTGAATATGCCCCAGCAACTGTATCTGACTTATTTAAAATAAGGCCCATTATTGCATTTTGCTTAGATAGGGCTTCTACGCCTTCTTCATCTAACTGGAGGTTTCCGAGTTTAGTTCCGCTAATTGATTTTAAGGTAGCGTCAAATGCTTCTGCGCTTGTTGTTACTTCTCCTTGGGCATTTTTTGTTCCGACAAGAGATTTTTCAGCTTCTTGCAAAGATGTTATAACTGTATCAAATGATACTGCTAGCTGATCCGTATTTCCTTCTTTTAATAGAGCATTAAACACCTTAACAGATTGAATTGCAGCTGTAGATTTATCCTTGATGCTAGCAAATCCTTCATTAGCTATTGCCTGTACTGCTAGGTTTGCTTTATTAGAAACTGAAATCATTGCATATATTTTCTTAGTTGCTTCTTCTGCGCTCATTCCACCTGCAACAAATTGTGCTTTTAATTGCTGTGCCTTTACTATTACTTCTTCAGGGCCTGCTTTATTAAACATCTTTACGTAGTCTGGGAAATCTTTTTCTACTGTTTTTTTCAATTCTGCTAACTGCTTGATAGTTAAGTTTAATCCAGATACTCCAGAATTTTGTGTTGCAGCATAGAACTCTTCTATCTTTGCTTTAGTTAATTTTGTTTGCTCAGCAAAATCTTTCATTTGCTCTGTTAATGAATTGTATTTTATGCCAAGTCTTTGTGCAGACTCTTCTGTGGGTCCAAATGCTAAATTAATTATCTTGCGGTGTTCATTAATTTTATCGTTAACTGTTTTAACGGCTGCGCCTACAGCTAGTACAGCTCCAAGTAATTTAACGGGACCTGGTAGTACTGTTATAGCAGTAATAGCAGATTTAAATCTTCCTAATTTTGGTAGCGTTTCATCGGTAGCTTTTCCTGTTCTCATTATCATTGCAGGAATAACCATAGAGCCAGCTATTCCTCCAACCATTCCGCCAATGTCTCCGCCAACCATTGATCCCAATGCTTGCCCACCCATCCAGCCAGCAGTTCCACCTAACATTGGAGCAATTTGTTGTCTAATTATTCCGCCTTGTGCATATTTTCTTGGGGCGTATCCGCCTCCAACCATTCCGCCGTTTTTATATCCACGCATCCATTTTTGTCTTAAAGCTATCGATCTTGGATCTGGTGCTACATATCTTGGGTTAGCCCAACCCTTTGCCAACTTTTGCAATGGCATATTTAAAAATGTTTTTCTTCCGTGAGCATTTATTGAATATTTATCTGGGTGTATGCCTCTTGCTGCAGTGTTGTAAGGCATTCCTCCAAATGGTAAAGATGCTCCAACGTGACCTCGTTCTGCTCCAAAAATTGATTTGAATGTTTTTCCTCTACCAAATGCTGGTGTTGCTTTTCTTTGCTCTTCTGGGTAAAGCTCTTGCATTCTTTCAAAATGCTTACCCGCCATTGAGTCTGCAGGTATTCCGCCACCAGTTGAAACAAATGGTTGTGCTACCTTTTGTCCATCAAAACCAATATTTCTTACGCTACCTTTTAACACACCTTTATTTTTTGCATTTCTTTTAAAGCCTAGTGAGCCAATCTCTTCTGTTAGAGAAACTCTTCTTCCCTTTGCAGCACTCATTCTGGTAACTCTTTGTAGATGCCTGTGCATTATTCTAGAAACAATTTCATCATATTGCTTTGGAGTTATATTTCCAGACTTCATTAAAGTCTCTCTTATTTCTTTTTCCATTGGATTTATTGCAAATTGTAAATCTTTTGAGGAATATCCTAACTGTGATCCTATTTCATATAAGATTCCGCCTGGGTGTACGCCAGATCTACGCATCTGCATAAAGTCATCTGCAAACATTTTACCAGGAATTGTATTACCGCTTGCTAATGGTGTATCAAGATTTAGAGACTTTCTTCGTCCAGCTTGATCTGGGTGTGCCAATATTGCATTCATCTTGCTTCCTTGCCAAAGCATTGTTGCTGGCAAGAATCCGCCTTCTGCGTAATTTCCGTCTTGATTTCCCATTCCTCCGTTAATTGCTGCTAACAGTGGTAGGTTTTCTTTAGTTGATTTTGCGTTAACTATAAACTCTCCAGCAGATGCCATAATTGGAATTGAGTCAGATGTTCCAGTTCCTGGTCCATAAATTTTTCCACCAGCTGCAAACTTTTTAGGCATTGTAGTTTCTGTTGAATATCCACCGCCCCATGTTCTTACGCCAAGACCTCTTGCTATTTTATCAATAATTCCAGATGCTGCTCTCTTTGGTCTAAATATTTCTTTAATATTTGACTTTCCTGTGCTGCTTACAATTGGTTGATCTACTAATGGAACTTGAGTTAAGTTGGCTGTTCTTCCAAGGCTAGCAGCAACCTGTGTGGTTGTTTGCCCCATCATTCTTTCTAGCTCTGCGTTAATTGCAATAATTTTTGTGCGAGCTGCATCTACTGTTAATTTACCTGCTTGCAACTCTGCAACAATTGCAGCAGATTGTGATGCTGCATTACTTGTCAATTTTGTCATAGCTGGAAGCAACTGTCCGAATGTACTATTTATTTCTGCGCTAAATGTTCCAGTTCTAGCAATTTCTTTCTTTAAATCTGCAACTTCTTTCTTGGACATCATAGATAATGTTCCCATTAATGCATGCCACTTAGCAGCTTCTCCAGCAACAATACCAGTTGAAAATCCCCTAGATGTTGTTAGACCTTCAATTCTTGGAAGATCTCCATCCATAAATACTTGTGGCACCGCTCCTATTTTTTGGTTTAATGGAATTGGTGCTGGTGTGAATGAGTGTATAGTTTGTGAATCTCTTTGTCCTTGAGTCATTAATGATCTTGGATTGTGGTGAGCCGCTGCTCTTGTTCCCTGCGCTCCAATTAGTGGGTGAGATGAATTAACGCCTCTTCCTGCTGCATCCATAACTATAGTTCCACCGCTTGAAACAACTGGGTTCACGGATATTGCAGCAGACATTGCTTTCTGTTCTAGATTTGCAAATTCTGCAGCTAGTGTTGCTATGGATTGCTTTAATACTGATGCTGCTTTTGCGTCACTATAAAATGTTTGCTCTACTAAATTTCCAGCTTTTTGTGCAGCCAAAATTTCTGGTGTTAGAAGTTTCCATCCTTCTCCGCCTTTAAACAGAGATCTAAAGTGAGAAGCTCCCTTTATTATATATCCAAAAAAGTTTCCAAGAACACCAGTTAACATGATAAGTGGACCAGCTGCTGCTGTTATCATTCCTAGGAAACCTAGTGCTTGCTTAATTGGATTTGGAAGAGATTGTACAAAGTTAAGTATTCCATTTACAACTTGAATTAAAGTAGTATTAATTTTAAGAAATTGCTCTCCAATTCCAGCAAGGTCTGCTTTTAATCCTTCTACGGCTCTGCGATATTTACCAGAAGCTGATTCTGTGACTTGAGTTAATTCTCGACCAGCTAAGTCTGTTAGCTCTTCTGAGCTGGCTTTCATTAAATCCATTACCTGGAGTGTCTGGCTTCCTTGCTTTCCAAGATTTTCAAAAAGAGCATTCATTCTGGCAAATTGGAATTTACCAAATAGTTGCTCTAGAGCCTGTTGCTTTTGTAGTGGGTTTAAAGTTTCTAAAGCAGCCTGGAATTCTAAAATTGTTGCTGTTGTATTTCCAGCGTTTCTTTCAACAATATCAGTTAATGAAATTCCAAATCCTTCAAACATTGCTTTTGCAACTTTTGTTGGATTAATCAAAGAAGCTAAACCAGACTTTAATGCGTTTGCACCTTCTGATGCGTTAATTCCGCCTTCTCTCATTGCTGTTAAATAAAGAGCAAGATCCTTTACGTCTCCTCCAAGACCTTTAACAATTGGTCCCGCTTTTGGAATTGCTTCCACTAAGTCATTTAGTGTTGTAGAGGTTTGGTTTTCTACTGCGTTTAAAAAGTTAATTGATTGAGATAATTCTTCTGTATTTTGTTTAAATGCTGTTTGTATTGCAAGAGTTGCCTTCATTGCATCTTGTCTGTCAACTTCACCAAGCACTGCAAGTCTTGTTGTTTCTCTAATAGAGCCAAGAAGTTCGTTGCCTTGTTGTCCAGTGGCAGCTATATCCGCTGCAAGTGCAATTGTATCTGAGAAAGATGTTCCGTAAGATTTTGAAAGTTCTGAGGCGGTATTGCTTACATCTTTTCTTACTTTAGCAAGTTCTTCTGATGATACTGCTGATAGTCCGCCATAAACCTTTGTTAATCTTACTAGCTGCTGATCCGCCTCTTTAAATGCATCCGCTGATGCTTTTCCAAATGCTGCTATAGGAACTGTTAATCCCACTGTTAGCTGACGACCAGCCCACTGTGTGTTTTTACCCCAGTTAATTAATTGATTTGCACCCTCTTGAATGACCTTGTTCATGATCATTAATTCTTGCTTTGCAATAGCAGTTTTATTCTTTACTAAATCAAGACCTCTTGGGATATGCACATTATATTGCATTAATCCTTCGGCATTTCTTCCTAAAGGCTGTAGTATAGAGTTTTGTAATTGTACTTGCTGTTTTGCTAAATCTCTTATTAGTCCGCCATTTGTTTTAACATGCTGGCTATATGTTTGGAAAAATTTTCCAAGTTTTAATTGACCTCTGTCTAGCTGATTTCCAAATTTATCAACATCAGAAGTTAAGCTTACAAAATGGGTAGAGAATTGACCAGTGCTTCTCATTGTTTCAGCAAATGATCTATTCATTACAGCAACTTGTGCTGCTAATGTTTTGTTAGTAGTTTGAAGCTTTTCTTGTAGGCCAGTTAATGCTGAAGATACCTTATTAAGATCTGTAATAAGATTTGAAAAATCAGATTTAGCAACTATATTAGTTACTATTTGTTCTTCAGCCATTAACTATATTCTACTCCTTCGAGTATCCTAAACCAGCTCCGATACCAAATCCTTGTTGTGCTGCAAGTGGGCCTTGTAAAGAAACAACATCGTCTGACGATGCTTCTATCCCTAAAGCCCTTCTTTGGACATCTTCGAAGGTAGGACCTTCTTTTTTTTCTTCTGTGCCTAAGTCTACACCCTGTAAAGAAGCTAAAAACTTTCTTTTTTCTTCTTCTGTTTTTTGCATAGACTTAAACGTTTGAACTAACTCTGGCATTGAAAGGCTTTCTTCTAGTTCTTCGTAATTTTTCCAATTACCTAAAAGAAAAACTTCCCCAAGCAAAGCGGCTAAATCTAGTTCTGACCAGCCAGAACCGCTGCCGCTAGTAGGTTTGGGTCGTCAAGTTTAATTCCTCCGCAAACATCAAGAATGCGATTAATTGTTGGCATATCCAAAGCATCTTCTAAAGCATCTTTATCTGCTACTAAGTCTGGCAACTGTGACTGTATTGCAATTCCACATGCGTTAATTAGAATTGTTAATGTTTGGTCTTCATTTTCTGCCGACTGTGTCTTTTGAATTTCTGCCATAAATAGGCGTAGCGCCTTAATGCTTAACGGCTTTAGCTTAACCTTTGAACCATTTTGTAGTTCAATTTCTTCTACATTGTATACTGTTGTAGCCAATTTATCCTCCTAGGATCGTCTTAATTATTATAACATATAGATATTATCACTACAAATGAAAAGCCCCCATTTCTGGGGGCCTTTCTAATTTAATAAATTAAATTATGCTGGTGTCCATGTGCGGTCAACGATCTTACCGTATTCTGAACCACTGTAAGATGCGTCTGGAAGCAGACGGAATGTTACAGGGAATGTTGTTGCTGTTGTACGAGCCAAAGAGAACTGTGACTGTTGAACAGAAAGAACACGACGTGCATAGTATACACGCTCTGAATTTGGGGAGCTTGTGGTTGGAGCTTGTCCAACTGCAATTAATTGACGCTCTGTTGGAGCCTCACCTAGTGCTCCACCTGCTAGACCTAGAGTTCCTGCAGATAGTGTTGACTTCTTCTGTCCGAATACAACTAGAGTATTTTCTAGTGTGCCTTCTGACATTTCTGTTGCAATCATAACTTCCATTGCAGACTTGAACAGCTTAGCTGTATCAAGTAGCTGATCTACAGTTACTGAATCGTATGTTGGGTTATAAGTGATCTGAAGACCGTTATTTGTAAAACCTACGTTACGATAAGCTGCTGCATCTGCTCCACCTGCTGCATTAGTATCTAATGAATTTAATGTTGTTGTGTATGATGCTGATCCTGAATATGCTGGTACCTTTGTTGATGCAGATCCTACGGTTCCCGCTTTAGCGATTCCTGGTTCCATGTTGTCAGCATAACCTGTTACTGTTGAGTCGTCTACTGTAAGAAACAGTGGGGACGCACCAACAAGAATATTTTTAGCATTACCTTGTACTTGTGCCATGTGTTTACTACCTCCTGTGTTTTAAACTATATATATATATTTTAATACCAAAGCTGGCTAGGCTTCTTTCCTCTTATCCAATGATACGGGATATCGGGCTATAAAGCAATCTAAAAGAACCTTCCGTTTTGGTCTGTTATTCTTGAATACTTAACCTCTAGCGTAATATCAGAAGACAGAAATCCCTGTATTTCTTGAGAAGGCTCAGTTGGCGATATGTCTGCTATATATATGCTGTGGAATTTAAATTTGTCGCTTATTGCCCCTGATCTATTAATGTCTTTGGCAGAATCGTCCATTCTTCTAAATAGGTCAGTCATTGCGTTTCTGATTTCTGATATATCCAGGACATCAGTTGCATATACTGTAAATAAAATTTGTTCGCAGCATATTAGCCAATTGTCCTCATACGATAGCCCTACCTTGTCGTAAACAATATGCTTTTTACCGCTTAAAAAATGATTCATTTCTGCAGACTGCTGAACTGGGATTATGGGAACTATGGTCTGCCCTAAGTTATCGCTGTAATATTCATCTTCATCAAAAATATTATATTCCACAAGATTGTCCCAAAGGTACCTTCTTATTTCAAACATGGCGTCTAATTTATAATTTGCTGTCATATCATTGACCCTCCAAATGAAGATTCTACTGCTGAGTCCGCCATGCCTCTAATTGAATTAGGGGAAAAAGAATATTGTACTCTTTTAATTGTAGATGGAACCATCAAAGCCTTTGTGAGTTCTGAATTAAACAGTCTTTGAAATCCAGATTTCTTAATTGAATTATTAACTAAATTGCCACTAAAGAATCTAGAATAGTACAATCTAAATTGATTTTTTACACCAGGTCCCCCAGGCCTTTTAACGGTCACTGTAGCCCCTTTGGGCATGAAGACTGTCATACCATTGGATTCGAACACAAGTCTCTCAGAATGGCGTGGAGCAATTACTAGAGGCATTCCAGCTTCCATCACAGAAGCCTTATTGATAAATACATGTTTTCTTCTACTTGCTGGTGCTGGGACAAATGATTTAGACGGCTGTAAGTCGTAGTCTATTTTAAAAGAAATTCCGTCACCATCAATTGATCTTAACTTAAAAAGTCTAGCTGACTTATTGCCAGCCTTTTTCCACTCGTAGACGTGATGAAGAGACCTTGGCTTTGACCTAGCCTGTGAATCTATATGGTCTCCAAAATCTTTATTTATCTGAGTAAAGATTGTTTGCTTAAATGCCTTTTTGAACTTCTTGCTTTTATTAAATTTAGCAATGACATTTGCCTCGTAATATAGGGCTGCAGATATCTGTGCAACGTTGCTATCTTTAATTGCAGCATTTTGAGACTGCCCCACCATTAATCTTTCTAGGCCAGATGCTGCTTGTAATAAAGCTACGCTAGAGTCCAATTTGCTGGTTCTCCGATCTCTTTACCGCAGAGTTGTATCCTATTATATTTCCAAATGGGTCTGTAATTGGAGTAGTTCCTATTATCTCAAAAACAGTTGGAGTCTCTGTAGGAAAATTAATTTCTGTCCAGATAACGTTATTCTTGCTATCTCTAATATTTGTAATTTTGTCTCTTGTTGTTATTCTTTCAATAGTTCTAATTTGTATATTTTGTTCGTTTATATACTTATTATTAAATGTTTGATTGTCGCTTGATCTAATTGTAGATGAATTTGTTATCATTCCTTTTGCATGGCAATCTACAGTTTTATAGTAATTCCATTCTTTTACTATTGCACCAGTATTTGGGTCTTGATTATCCGTTTGCCTATAAACGTCCATCTTCATAGACAATATTGAGTCTATGAGAGAATACACTTATATCACAACCATTTGATTTAAAACATATGGAGATAGCAGCTTGTCCGCATAGGCGCAGCCAGTACCGCTATTTATACTTGAGGCATACTCAAACTTCCAGTCAAAAGTAGATATAGATTTCATATACTGATCTTTCCATACCCTATCTTTATCAAAAAAATGTCCCATTAATTCTATGCATGCCTGTTCAACTTCATCTGGAACCTCGCTCCATCCAAATCTTCCTTCGACACGATATGTGTAATCTTTTATAAATGATCCACTTCCAATATCATTAATGCTTGGTGGCACCATTCCGTTAGCAGAGTAAACGCTGTTATCTATCTCATCCGCTCTATTTACTCTTAAACCAAATCCAGTTTCAGATATACGTACTGATCTTCCCCAATTATTTATTTCTTGGGTACTGTCAATAAGCAGTATGTCGTTTACATAAAGCTTATAAAGAGTATTTAATTTATATGAAAGAGGTAAAACGTCATAGCCTGATCCGTAAATTACATGCACATCATCATATAAGCTAAATTTTTGTCCAGTAAAATCATCAATCATTCTTCTTGCATATTTTTCTGCCATGACTAGCTCATGATATGTTTTATAATTTGGGTCAGATGGGTCTGTTCCAAGATTTAAATCTTCTATAGCTTCTGATAGGGAGCAATATGGCTGAATAATATCTACGTTAGAAAAATGTTGCTGGGAGGTTCCGCTAATAGCATAACTCCATCTTATCTTTAGATTCTTTAATCTTGATGTTTGATGATATGGAATATTTATTTTATAGGACCCGTTATCAGTTTCTATTTTTATAGCCTGTGAAGAAAATATAGGGTTGTCTGGGTTTACAGGAGTCTCTAGCGCAGGATCCTCTGTTATGTCATAAACGGTTGCTGTTACAAGGTCTCCGTCTGCATTAACAATTTCTCCGCCGTATATAATTTTAGTAGATACTGACGAGTTTGTATTTATGTGTATCTCTGCCATATTAAAGCTTTAAATTAGTTATAGAAGTCTTGTGCTTCCTTTGGTGTGGCTAATCTAAAACCCTCCTCCTTATCAAAAATTTCTTGTGCTGCCTCTTCAGACATTGCTACAAAAGGGTGATCATTTGTAAATGTAAATCCCATTGTGTCGTATCTAAAGTTTGCTCTAGTCATTCTAACTAAAACCAAATCTTTATCTTGAGCTTTTTTAGGATCAAATTTTGGCAAAACTTCAATTTCCTCTTTTGCATCATCTAAGTCTTTAATTGTCTTAGAATAAACTGACCAGTTTACTCCTTCTTCTGACAATGCTGCAATTATGTCTGTCTTGCTCTTTAGGCCATTTATATCTACGCCAAAGTCTTCGGCGATCTTCTTAATCTCAGCTAATTTTAATGTCTCAAATGACATATATTCTCCTTAGTCTAGGTTATTTAATTATATCATTACTAAATTAAAATGAGAAGCCCCCAAAATTAATTGGGGGCCTCTATTTGGATTAATTCCTAATTAGGAAGCAATCTTAACGTT